CTATTATCATTTATTCTAGATTATTCTATCTTATTTATTCGGAAAAAGCACGAAAAAAAAGAGCACACAACAGTTATAGGCGATACTATAATTTACACTGTTTCACAATACGTTGAAATTTAGAGCGTTAAAGCGAGGGTAAAGTTGATTTTCTACATCGTTTTACAGAGGTTTACGACATTTTTGCCCCTTTTTTGCCCCTTTTTAAAACAAAAAACACTAGTTGCCGCTAGTGTTTTCAGAAAGTGGTAAATATTAGATTATCTAACTATATTATACCACATTTTATTTCAGAGCAAACAAAAAAACCGCAAGCCTGAGCCTGCGGCTAGTGTACTAGATTTTTGATTTTATACCGGTTTTTTAGTCAGATCTTTAAGAAAGCAATTCATTAACTCGATTTTGAACCGCTTGTGCGTCGTAACCAGCGGTTGTTAAGTTGTCGAAACGTTCTTGCCCATTACCCCAAAGGCCTTGCACGACCTCGTTTGCTACGGTATTAAGATCTACGGTGTTTCCACCACCTAAAAGGCTATTTACTTTGTCTTGAACCTCTTCGGCATCATAACCTGCATCAGTTAGTCTGTTGAAACGCTCTTGACCGTTACCCCACAAACCCTGTAATACTTCTTGCGCTACGCTGTCAAGGTCTGAACTAGCGCTATTGATTGGTGTTTCGTCATTTAAAATAGCGTTAACTCTATCTTGAACCGCTTGTGCGTCGTAACCAGCGGTTGTTAAGTTGTCGAAACGTTCTCGCCCATTACCCCAAAGGCCTTGCACGACCTCGTTTGCTACGGTATCAATGTCTGTACTAGTGTTTTTGCTGATCAAAATATCTTCTTCATCGTCATCTAGTAACACTATATTCTTGTCAAACGGATTGCTTGAGTATTGCCACCAGCGAATGCCGTCCATAGATGGGAAGTATTCAAAATCAGCGTTCCCATCGTTTAACCCATACCCAGCAATCCAAAGGCTGTTTGGGAACTGTGCAAGGATTTGCTGATAGTTCAAGTTATTAAGCGTGAAAGGTTTGTAGCTGTAATAAATAGGCTTATACCCAGCTTCGGCAATCACTTGCATAAAGCGAATACATGCATCTGTATTTGCCTGTTTATCTCCGCTAGCGTGATCTTCGTAATCAAGACACAAGTATTTTACTTTTTGAGGTACATTATCAAGGAAGTAGCGTGCCTCTCGTTCAGCTTCTTCGATGTCACCTCCAAACCAAGCAAAATGGTAGAATCCAACAGGATTGGATTGCTCAACTTGAGCAGACAAGCAAGGGTTTAAATAGGTCGTACCTTCTGAAATTTTGATGATAGTGTTAGTTGTTCCCATCTGCTCCAAAATTCCTGTAATGTCATAGCCCTGATGGCTTGCTACATCGATGAATAAGTCGTTTTTTTTCATTTGTTTATTCTCCTTTCCAAGCTTCATTCATCTGCTTGACCGCTGACTCAACGAATGTGTCCAAGTCCTTATCTGTCATGCTGATGTTGTATTTGCTAAGCTCTGCACGGATTTTAGTTCGTGCTTGCTCCAACTTCTCTTCGCCTTTGTATCCAGTCTCAGAAGCGACTTGCTCAACTGCGTTCACTGCGTTTTTGGCCAAGATTTCAACAATCTTGATGGTCTTTTCTCCACCCTTTTTGACAAGAAAATCCTTAATCGATTTGACTACGATACCAGCTAGGATAGTCAAGATTCCAGTTGCTGAAGCAATAATGATTTCAGTAATTTGTTGCATGTGTTATTCTCCTTTATTTTTATCTTCATCTTTTTCAAGCAAGCGTTGAAACGCTTTTAAAATCGGCTGAAAAAGAGTGACATTTCCTTTTAGTTTGCGATAATTTTCAATGAGCGATTGAAAAGTAAATGCGATGTACCCAAGATAAATTGAGTACAAGAAAGCGAAGCCTGTCTTTTCAGGCAGCAGAACGGACATAGGAATGAGAATCATCAACAAGAGGACTCCTAAAATCTTGCGAAGGAGCCCATTGATGCCGATTTTACTCTTATACTCAATGTCTGGGTTGACAATAGCTGCAATTGTCCCTGTCACAAAATCAATAATTTCCATTGAAACAATTAGCGCTAGAGCATACAATACCAAACCATCTTCTGTTTGGATAAGGCTTCTAAAAAAATTGAAAAATTCGATTTGCATATATCCTCCTTTTTAATCGATCCGTGGCATGACTACAGTCAACACACCTTGCTGCAGCATGTCAGAGAGTGCTTGGTCTTTGTATGTGAACCCCTCGTTTGCTCTCATCTGAAACATAAAGATAGTTTGCGTGCCTTTTGGCCATTTGGCATTGTTTTCAAATGGATAAGGCATGGCCACGATGTCACCATTTGCATAGCGTGTGCTCTTCACAAGTGGCTTAATAAACCCAGCCACTTTATTGTAAGCATGAGTAGGCATACCTCCATTTTGAGAAATGGCTAGAGCAATCAAGACCTCAGTGATAGCTGAGACTGTGTCCAGATTTTCCTTGTTATCAGTTGCAGCCTGTTCTACCTTTGTCACGCTCTCTTGGTTTTTCTGGATTTGCTCATTTACCTTGTTGAATTTTTCGTTTTCAGCACGGTTTGGAAAATTCTCTTGATAAAGAGCTTCCAGGGCGAGCTCGAAAAGCTCAGTGTTAGACAAGCTGATTTTATCAGCTGGTAAGAGAATTGGTACGATAGCACCATCTGCATTGACTAGCGTGACCTTTGTAGCAGTTGCTGTTCCGCTACCGTCATATTCCAAGGACTTTGTCCCATATTCTAATTTCATACTTTCTCCTTTTTAAATTTTGAAAGATACGTTGTCAAAGTTAAGCCAAGTAGCGTCAACGTTCTTTCTTACAACTATTTCTCCCGACGTTAAAATGCATAAAACCGCAACTGTAAAATCGTCGTTAATTGCAAAAACATAAGTTGAATGTAACGGTCTAAATCCCACTGGTAATTGAGCTATAACCGTTCCATAAGCTGTCTTCCCTTTCGCCCCAACTCCACGCAAATACACCACTCCATCGAACGACTTAGAATATTGTACATTATTGTACTGTTGATGATGTTGCCACCCATTT